GTCTTCACTCATATGCCTTTGCCAATGCGAAAAACATCTAACAACATCAATAAGAATGACGAGTGTTTCGATTGATATTTCTTTTCGCAGATACAGTTTTAAAGCGTTTGGGTGTTGCCCTTCTTCAACGATGAAATTCGAGTTGAACTCATCGTTAAGTTGTTCTATTTCGTTCTGGAAAATATAGGTAAGCGATTGTGTTCGCTTTAACCAATTGGTATATGTGTTTTGCGCTTGTTCATTATATGCAAGCGAACCAATCCATGTATCTCCTTCAATGAAGTTGGCAACGAGGAAATGTTTAGGATCCCTATGTTTTGCCAACTTCATGAAGAAAACTTTGTCTTTTCTTTGATTGTATTTCTCGGGTGTAATTGATCGAGATTTACCTTGATATTTGAAGTAGTCGTATGATTTGGTTGTGAAATGATTCTTCAGCGCAATGTAATCTTTGAAAACATCGTATGCTGTACTCATATAGGTAACCGAGAACTCTTTCGCATGAAGTTGAGGTTTTCTGCTTCTAACTGAATTTTAGATTTAAGAACTGCATGACGACGAATAAGATCACCTGCAAACTCAATTTCATGATTGTTCATTTCACACCACATAATAACAGCATCCATGTATTCAATCTTGCGATTTTTAACAATGAATTCTACTTCCTCAACAAGTGTCGAGTTAAACTGCATAGGTGCTTTCATCAGTCCCACAATGCCTCGTAATAGCGACCAAATAGTCGAAAACCATTGCTCATACGATTCTGATGCTTCTGCACACCTTCGGAATCTGAACTAATGTAATTGCCGTTAGGACCAAAGTTATAGAAGTCAGATTCCCACCCACCCGGACGTGCTTTTTGTTCAAACGCCCATATCATTTCATTGAGAACCCAATCCCAACGCTTGTGAATAGTATCATCATGATCAGGATCATCAGTGACTGGATGGCGAAGTTCTTCTGGAACATCAGCATTGTCAACATATGGCGATCCATGCTTATTCTCTTTAAGCAACTTCAACATAGGATCAACGATCAATGCGAGGGTATCATCCATACCCCATACATCATAATTGTCAATGCGAACTTTTACCTTTTGATCTTTACGACCATCAAGGATTTGATTGATAGTTGCATTGTAAATAGTTTGCAAAAAGTATTCTAGTTTTTCAAGAAAACGCTCAAACCCATTATGACTATTGCACCAATCATGATCGTATTTCCAATTCATATATTTGTGATGAATAGCGCTGACCCAACGATACCGATACGGTCCGATATATACACGCAATTATTTTTTATCCTTACAATTAGTATAACCACAAGTATCACTATATCTATCACTGCCTACAGCACCAATACTACCACTTGAATGTGCTACGCCGCTAAGAGTAAATCCGCCGCCTGAAGTGATTCTCATCTGTGTCGGACATTGTAGATCATAACAAACATAACCCATAACACCCGACAAATTAATCCCGCATTTCGAGCATGACTTGATATTAGGCCATGTTGCTTCGTGAGTTCGTTTGAACGGATCATCAGGTCTGGGATTTGCTGCCGTGGGATATTTAACATATGGCGGTGTCGGAACTGTCGTAACAGTTAAAGGAACAGGTTGTTTAGATCCTTCTTGGAAACCCGCATCATACGCAGATTTCAACATATCTTTGTTTAGTTTAAACCATTCATCAAATGTCATAGTGCCCTCAATTCATTTTTCGTTTTTCGTCAAAAGTGACTTCTATCATCTCTAATATATCATCATAGATGTACTTAGGTGTCAATCCTGCCCTTGAGAATTTTGCACCGTCAATCAATATTTTATGGAAGGTCGAACCAGGTCCGCTTTTAGCGGCTGCTGCTTTCACGATAGTTTCTTCGATGATAATTTTCACAGACCTGGTTCCTCTAGATTAGAACTTCAATTCAGCGCCAACGATTGCGCCGTCAAAGTTGAAATCTGCATCAGAAGTAGATTTCACATAAGTGACCAAATCTAGCTTTGCGATGTCTGGGTAGTATTCGACACCAACTTCTGCTCCTGCGAAGTTTACATCTTGCAAGTCAACGTCAGTGCTGACATAAACTGAAAGACCTTCAACTGGAATAAAGCGAAGTTCGGGAGTATTAGTTGTAGTCCACAATTCAGCTTTTGTATCGTATTCAACAACTAGATCGTTATTAAACTGAAAGTTGCTCTTGCCTAGGTCAACTGCAAAAGCTGAACCAGCAGTAAGTGCCAAAACTGCAGTAGCAGTCAAAAGAAAAGTTTTCATCATTTCATCCTATTA